ACCAGCTGTGTAACCAGAAGCGGTCACAGCACCAGAGAACAAAAAGTTTCCCGCAGACGCATCATCCCAAGCAGAAAAAAACGTGACAGTTTGCGAACCAGCAACATTCGTCCAAACCACATCAGCGTCAGAACTAATCACACCAAGCGACGCGGAAGAAAACGAACAAGTTTTCCGTGAAGTTTCCGTAGCAACATTCGACAAACCATCAGCACCAGGGGAACCAACATGAAGTTGAACGTGAACAGTTGCAACAGAATATGAGGTTGCTTTACAAGCAGCCTCCAACCATTTGTTCGCCAAATAGGTGCTAACACCTGTAGCCATTATTTGTCCACCGTTTCCGTGATAGTCACGATACGACCATCAGCGTCACGTTCAACGCTACGAGTCGTGGTGCGCTGTTCAGGGATATTGACCACAGGTGCAGCGACCCGCACAATCGGTGCAGCAACATTCACAATCGGTGGCTCAACATTGACAACTGGTGCAGGCATGTTGACCGTAGGAGGATAAATGTGCGCGATAGGTGTAGGGAAATTCGGATCCGACTTAACCTCATACGCAGACGAAGGGTCATCAGGGTTGACCGTAGAAATCTGTTGCAACTGGCTCGAAGGCAAACCAGTATGACCAATCGCAGGCAACCCGACAGTAGCCAAAACCTCAGCCGGATCAAAGCCTGACAGAATCAACTCTTTGGCAATGGCAGCCTTCGACTGCATCTCAGCCAAGTTCGCAGCATTGATATCCACGTTCGCCAACGGCACACGGTACGAGTCGCCACCATCCACAGGTGCCATGTCCTCAAGACGATGAATATCATTGATAGACAAGAACCCTGACTGCAAGCCTGTAGAGAACGATGCGTAACGCGAAGCCTGATCGCCACGCAACAACCCATCCACATTGAACTTCATGAACGCACGACCATCCAACAAACGTGAATAGCCTTCCTCAATCTTTTCAATGTAAGGCCTCAACGTGTGGGTCACATACTGGATGCCGTTCTGTTCAACGGAGGCATACGACATCGCACCAGGCGTAGTCACCCCAAGCATGCTCGGAGGGACACGGAAGATACGGGCGATTTCTTCCACAGCGAAACGACGTGACTCCAAGAACTGTGCAGAATCATTGTCAACAGTTGTCTTCGTGAACTTCGCCCCACCAAACAACACACCAGGACGATGCGACCTGCGCAAACCCTTATGGCCTTCCTCAAACCCTGACACCAAATCTTTAGCCTGCTCACGGGTCAGGTTGCCAGGGAACTCGATAATTCCCGAAGCCGAAGAACCTTGACCGAAGAAACGTGCAGCGAACTCCTCCAACGCTTTAGCCAACCCCAAGTTTTCTTTCATGAAGTCAATGCGTGAAATACCGCGCATGTCACCAGGCAAACGCAACTCGGTGATATGAATCATGTCTGACGCTTGAATCACATCACGACTTTCAAAGACGTACACAGGACGACGATTCACAGGGTCACGACGACACTCAACCTTCTGAGGGTTCAACACAACAAGAGCTGCAATCCCCTGATCGTCACGCACAATACGAGTGAACGAGTTACCGTTCAACATCAACGAAACCAACACCTGCTGGAAATGCTCGATACGGCTCACACCAGACTCAGGTGTATCCAACCACATCGGTCGAGGACGGTAAGGGCGACGAGTCCCATCCAAGCGAAGGAACGTGTCAACAGGGAGTGTAGAAATTGAATCCGAAATCATGCGCACACACGCATACACCGCTTCAATCTTCAGCGAATCTTTTTCTGTGACCACAGTTCCACTATTTGTGGTCACACTAAAACCGTCACCTAAAGCAAACAACGACTGTGTAGATATTGCTCGGCCTTCGTTGCCACCACCCAACAGTCTTGACAACATTATTTAGCCTTTCCGCGACCACGCTCGTAAGCAGCCGTGAACAATAGAACTGACAGACCAACAAAAATTAGTCCTAATGGAATTGCTATCAAGAATAGTCCATAAGCGATGAGCAGGATTGAAAAAAGTTCTAGCAGGAAAATAGGCATGACTCTAGACTACAAAGAACCCAGGCACCGGTGCGACCTCTTCACGTCTGGTCGCACGATCCACCGCCATACTCAACGCAATCGCAGCGTCAATCTTGCGTCGTGACTTACCCTTAGACAACCTCAACCCAGCATCGGTTTGACGTGGCACAGCAGACAACACCTGATCGGTGAACATCGGATCGCCATCATGAGCCAACTGCTGATTCACAATGCACTCATACAAAGTCCCGATAGCAGGCACCATACGTTGCGCCGACTGAGGGAACTCAACCATCGGCAAACCATCATCAGCCAACGCCTCAGCCGAACGCTGGAAAAACGCTGGGTCATACGCAAACTCACGGACATTGAACTCACGATGCAAGCCACGCAGATATTGCTCAACAGCTGCGATATCAGTCATCGCCCCATCAGGAATCCAAATCTTGGCACGAACCACCAAACGATGACCCTGTGGTTGGCACAACACCACCGCTATCGAGTCATGCTTCAACGCCATGTCAACCCCCACAAACATCGGCAAGTCACGGTCAACCTGTAGTTCCGATTGGCATTGTTCCCAACCGCCAGCCGGAAGCCAAGGCGAATCTTCCTGACGCACCCATTGGTTCAACCTGTAGCGCCTGAACGGAATCTCAGCCGTCTGATTCATGCTGACTTCCATGTCTTCCATGTCAAGCAAACCCTCAGCCAAGTTTGGGTTAGACAAAGCCCACGCATCCCTGTCATGAACAGCACAACCTTCTGGTGCTTCCCACCACCAAAAGCCGAACCTCTCATCCTCGCGCTCACCCGAAATAACTTGCTTGCCATAGTTGTACAGCCGTCCACAAATTGTGTCCAAGTCAAACCCTGCTGTAGTGATGGCAACAATCATCGGGTCTTTACGCGCACCCGAACCCAACGTCAACGCATCCCACAGGTCAGAGTCTCTTGACTGTACGTGCAATTCGTCAAAAATTACCGCGCTTGCATTTAAGCCCTGTTGAAGTTTTGCGTCGCTAGACAACACTCGATAAATAGCACCAGTAGACGGAACCTCAATCACATCCCGATACACCTTGCACACACCTGACAAGGCTGGTGATTGATTGACCTGCCACTTGGCCTCGTTGAAAACAACTCGTGCTTGCTGTCTGTCACCTGCTGCCGAATACACTTCGGCACCTGGCTCACCCTCAATCAGATTGTAAAGAGCAATCAAAGAACCAAGAAGTGATTTACCATTCTTACGCGCAAGCCCAATTAGTGAGCGTCGGTAACGAAGGAGGCCATCAGCACGACGCTCAAAAAGATTATCCAGTAGATCAGACTGCCAACGAGTAAGCACCAATGGCTCACCGGCACGAACACCCTTCGACACCCGTAAAAAAGTTTTTGAAAAATCGGTAACCAAACCACCATCAGACCTCTGATACAACTTCGGTGTCGACCACGTTGGCTTTGCGTTGTCTGAATTGGTCAAGCTCATTTGCCACCCGAATCTCTGCCAGTCCAAGACGTGCGCGATCCGAAGGAGTGAAACCCAGCAAACTCATCCACGCCGTATTCTGCGCATCCATCTGATCTATCTGCTTCACCGCTGGATGGGTCACAATCTGACCGTTCGGGCTGGTGTACCAGCGACGCTCCACATCCGACCCCAACCACAACTCCAACTCTGCGATCCTGTCGAAGTTTGAACACAACCTGGTCATCAACGGTGTGTCGTGAAGTTCCGATAAATGCCTTCTTCCAGCCGTCCAATAAATCCCCCAATACGCAGACCCAACCGTCCCCAAAGTTTTCGGCGGTTCCGGTATCGCACCCAAATCCACCAACGCCAACGCAGACTCCGGCATCGGCTGAGCCTTCAAGCCCCCACGAATCTCCGCACCACGCGCACGTTTGCGCTCGACAGGCTCGGCCTTCTTGCCGCGCCCAACTCCAGTCCTCGGTGTAGCCATGTCCCAATGGTAGCCGTACCCCCTTCACAACCGAGGCGCGTCTCGCGCACGGCATGGGTAGTCCTGCCTCCCGACGTTTTGGGTTTGACCCCACCCCCCGAGGTACCATGGGG